ATTATTACCGTATGAACCATTAATTTTTTTACTATGTCCTAAGTATAATAATTCCCAATTATTTGGAATATTTGATATAATATTATTAAATGTGTTAATATTTTCTGTAAAAATACAATCATCTTCTAATATTAAACATTTTTGATAATTATTTTTTACAATATCTTTCCATATATGATAATGCGATAAATGTAATGCTAGTTCATTTACACTTAATTCATGCCCTTTACCACTACAACTACAGTTATTATTAATGTTACAAAAATTATTACCGGGATAAGCCCATTCTTTATTTTTAATATATTCATTTTTATCTATATCAATACCTGATGTTGCTTTTTGAAAAACAAAATTATGAATGTTATGTTTAACCATTTGACTAATCATATTACTTTTTCTTTTTACATCTTTATCCAAATTAATAATATATATTTTATCAAAATATGTATCCATTAAAAATATAAACACCTTCTTTTTATATTTTTAAAAATATATAAAATAATACACATATAGTATATAATGTCCACTATTGAAACATCTTTAACTGCGGTATCTGCTATTGACGGAAGATATTCGTCATATACATCCGTATTATCCGATTATTTTTCAGAAGTTGCTTTAATGAAACAGCGTATATTTGTAGAAATTGAATATTTAATCAAACTTATATTTAAATTGCATTCAATAAATGATAATTTAAAAGATTTTACATCACCTTACTGTATTAAATACTTAAAAAATATTTATGATGATTTTTCCATAGAAGATGCTTTATTAATCAAAGAAATAGAAAAAGAAACAAATCATGATGTTAAAGCTATTGAATATTTTATCAAAAAAAAATGTATGTTATGCGAGAAAATAGATATGAATAATTTAACACCCTTTATTCATTTTGGATTGACCAGTAATGATATTAACAGTCTATCTTATGCGATATTGTTAAAAGATTGTATTCATGACCTATACATACCCTTTATATGTAACATTATTCGTAAAATAAATAAATTAGGTGAACCATATGAAAATCTATCATTTCCTACTTATACACACGGTCAATTAGCTACACCCAGCACATTTTATAAAGAATTGTTAGTTTTTGTTGATAGGTTAGATATTGAATATCATTATTTATTAAAATACGAGTTTTTTGCAAAGTTTGGAGGTGCGAATGGTAATTCAAATGTTCATAAATTTGTTTATAGAGATATAGATTGGATACCAGTTTTTACTGACTTTTTAATGGAACATGATATTAAAAAACAAGAATATACTACACAAATAGAACATTATGATAATATAGCAAAATTATTTGACCATTTAAAACGTATCAATACTATTTTAATCGATTTTTGCCAAGATATTTGGTTATATATTAGCAAAGATTTAATTCAACAAAATGTCGTTGAAACTGAAGTTGGAAGTAGCACAATGCCACATAAAGTAAACCCTATTTTATTTGAAAATGCCGAGGGTAATTTAAAATTGGCGAATTGTTTACTTGAATTCATGAGTTCCAAATTACCTGTTTCGCGAATGCAACGAGATTTAACTGATAGTACTGTTATACGTAATTATGGTTCTGTATTTGGTTATATTATTATCGCATTCAATAATATTTTAAAAGGTGTTTCCAAAATTAAACCAAATATAAATAAGATCGAACAAGAATTAAATAATTATATTGTATTAGCAGAACCACTTCAATGTTATTTAAAATCAATAAATATTCAAAATGCTTATGAATTAGTAAAGGAATATTCCCGAGGTAAATATTATATTTCCAAACAGGATTATTACAATTTTATTTATTCATTAAATAAACAATTACCTGACCAATTATCCGGTAATGACCTAAAATTGTTATTGGATTTACAACCTTCCTGTTATATTGGTTATCATTAAACATTTACTGATTAATTATATAAATATTTTTTATATAATTATATAACAATGGATAAAGACGACAAAATTAAACTTCTGGAAGAGGAAAATGACGCCCTTAAAAATGAAGTTACAACTTTAAAATTACAACTTGATAAATATTTATTGAAAAACAAAAATTACTACGAAAACAATAAAGAACAGCATAAAAAAAGAGTCAGCGATTACCAACAGAGAACTAACTACAAAGCTACTCCTGAAAAACAAAAAGAATATAATCGTATTTCTTATTTACGACGAAAAGAAAGATTAAAAAAAGAACAGGAGAATATTTAGGAATTTAATATATTAAAATTAATATATTAAAAATAAAATGTAGTAATATATATAATATGGGAGGACCAGCACCTTTATGCGAACATGGAGGAAGAAGATATGTTTGTATTCCATGCAAAGGAAATGGAATATGTTTTGATGAAACTCATAATGATAAACCACTTAGAAAATCTAGATGTAAAAGTTGTTCTGGAACAGAATTATGCAAATGTGGAAAAGAAAAAAATAATTGCATTGACTGTAAAGGAATATCTATATGTGAACACAATAAACGTAGAAGACGGTGTCCTATATGTAATCCAAATAGTAAAGAGTTATGTCCTTGCGGTAAAAGTATTGTGGTTTGTATAAAATGTTGTGAAAAATGTCCATGTGGAAAAATACCTTCAAGATGTAAAATACATGGTGGTAGTGAATTGTGCAAAGCACCTTTATGTGAAACAAGAAGTATTAAAAAATACAATGGTTATTGCTTACCTTGTTGTATTCATTTTTGTCCTGATATTGAAATTTCAAGAAATTTTAAAACCAAAGAAAGAGATATTGTAGAACGAATTATTGAAAAATTTCCAGATTTTGGTTGGATAGCTGACAAACGAATTGAAGATGGGTGTAGTAAAAGACGCCCGGATTTATTACTGGAACTGGGTAGTCATATTATAATCGTAGAAGTGGATGAAAATAAACACGATACTTATGATTGTTCTTGTGAAAATAAAAGATTAATGGAGATTTCTCAAGATTTAAATCATAGACCGATTGTATTTATACGATTTAATCCAGATGATTATACTGATAACGCTGGAAAAAAAATAAAATCTTGTTGGAAATTGAATGGTTATGGCGTATTACAAATTACAAAAAGTAAAATAGATGAATGGAAAGCTAGAATTTCTGCATTACAATTACAGATTGATTATTGGATTGAAAATATTCCAGATAAGACCATAGAAACAATAGAATTGTTTTATTAATTTATATAATTATAATTTTTTATTATATAAATTTTTTAATAATTAACAGCTAAATGCAGTTCTAATAAGATGCTTAATTGCTGTATGCCACGCCCGCCATGCCTGACATTACGCGGAGAACGTTGTAGTTGACTGCGTAAACGCGAACCTTGGCGGTGTTTGTGCTGGAAACAGTGTTAGCAGAAAGGACAAGTTGAAGGACAGCGTTGTCGATTCTGGAGAAGTTACAGCTACCGGAAGGTTGGTGTTCTTCAGGGCGAAGAGCGAAGGAGTACACGTTGATACCGGCATCAGGGGCACGGGTGTGGTGTTGGTAGGGTTGGACGGTGTCGAAGTAAGAACCTTCACGTTCAGAGAAGCGGTCTTGGCCGTTAAGTTGGAGCTTAGCGGTGACGACAGGGTTTTCACCCCAGCAGTGCATGTCGAGGGCAGTTTCGGCAAGAACGAATGCAGCAGCATCAGATTCAGAACCAGAACCACCAGCGGCTTCAAACATACCATCAGCACCGATAACTTCGGCAGCACCAGAAAGAGTGGCGCTTGCGGCGAAAGCAGAAAGGGCGTTGGGTAAAGCATCAACAGCATCAGAGTAGTTGAAAGGTTGGGCACCAAGAGCCTTGTACATTGTTTTACCAGCGACTAAAGAGTCACAGTAGTTAACGTGTTCGTCAGGTTGGACAACCCAGACGAGTTCCTTGCAAGGGTGGTTGAAGTTGAGCTTGATCTTGTTGGAAGAAGAACCAACAGATTCATCACCAGTGAATTGAACTTGTTCAATCAAGTATTCATGGGGGTTTTGTGCCATCTTGCGACGTTCATCGGTATCAAGGAAGATATAATCAACGTAGAGAGATGCGGCAACAAGGGAGTTTTGGTAAGCAGCAGCAGCAGATTTAGAAGCACTTCCACTAGCAGCAAGTTCGCTAACGGCGAATAAGCATTCGCCAATAGGACGGAAGTCAATGTTGACCTTCACTTCGTGGTATTGAAGAGCGATCAAGGGAAGGGCAAGTCCAGGGTTGCGGCAAAACCAGAACATAAGGGGAACATAAAGAGTTGTTTCAGGAAGAGCGTTGCGGGGAGCACACACTTGGGCAGGTCCAGAGGCAGCAGCACAGGGTCCGTTAACGGCAGCATATCCAGGGTCAGTAACATATGTTAAAGCGGTGGTGTTACCAATCATCTTGTTGTAACCAGCTTGTTGTTCGCTGGAAAGAGTGACTTGGTTCCAGATGTGCATCCAGTCACCATATTGACGGTCAATACGTTGGCCACCAATTTCAACTTCAACTTGGGAGATGAGTTGTTCTCCGGGGCAGTCTAACCAACGAGCGTGAGCAGCAGAAGATTGGTTGATTTCAGGGAGAGTGACTTGAAGGTATGTACGGTAAGCAAGATCGCCATTGCGGCTGATTGTGCATGTAACACGGCGGCCGAAGTCGGCTTGACCAGAGAAAGTTTGTTCAATGCTTTCCATGGCGAAGTTTGTGTGGCGTCTGTAAGACACCTTCCAGAAGGTAATTTCGGGGGTTCCTGTAAGGAACACGTCTTGTGCGCCATAAGCGACTAATTGCATAAGTCCACCAGCCATCTTAGAATTCTATTCTATATACTTCTACAAAGAAAATAATTTCAGAAAAATATAATTAATTATTCTTTTTATTTTTCCTAAATGCATTAACTTTTACTTTTTTTACTTGATATATGCTTTTTATTTTTTTATATATATATAATATTGTTTTAGCTCGAAATTAGGTATAAAATTAAATAATTTACTTAATTTTATATATTGGTAATGTTAGTTTTTACAAAACTTTCTAAATAATTTTCTTGGAATATTTCACGACGATTTTCATGTTTTTTGGTAAATATATAAGAGTCTTCTTTTTTCTTGATTGTCCATCCTTGTTCTAAAGCATTTGTTATAAATATCATTCTTTGATAAGTTGCTTTATCTAATTTAATATTGGATGATAAATCGATGTTTAATTTGGTAGGCATATACACATTAATTACATTGATTTTTTTCCACTTTTACGAGTTTGTTTTTTTCCACCACGTCTTGCTTTTTTAGTGTTTGTTTTATTTGTATTGTCCATATTCTTTAAAACAATTGCATTATTATCACTGGCGGGAGAAAAAAATCCAGCCATAACTTTGTCGCCTATACCCTCTGAACCTTTGTATATCATCATTGCTGCACGAACCCCGGAAGGTTGGTCACCCATAGCACCGATACGTGGTCCTATTATAAGTTTTTGATATCCTCCACCACTAGCAACACTATTTATTTCTTGAAAAAAATCACCAATACCTTTTTGAGAACATAATCTTAATAATCGTTCAAAAATACGGTCATTATATAATACATCCCATTTATTAAATTGATTTATTCCTGTTTTTTTCCATTCTATTAATATTTGTTTTAAAACACGTTTTAATGTATTATTTGCTGATAAATATAATGTTTTATTGTAATCTTTCATATTTAATGGAATTTCTACATAAGGTAAACTAAAATTTCCATAGTTAACATTGTATATAACTTTTATACGATTTTGTTTTTCTACTATTAATTGTCCACTATAACTATTTCCATTATCATCTTCAATATTAAAATCTAAATTTCCTTTTTCTAATTGATTATTATTAGGTTTTATACAACTTCCAAAACTACCCATAGCATCAATTATTGACGAATAAGGACAAATAATTTTATTTTTAGGAATTATGTTGGTTTTAATATATGCTGAATTATTAATCGCATTATTAATAGTTAATGCATCTTTTGCAAATTTTTTGATATCATCAAATTTTTTTACAAAACGCATAGTAGATGGTAATGTTTCATTTTCCATATATTCTACAAATTTTTTTAATAATTTTTTATCAAAACTTGATAATGAAGCTCCTTTGGTATTACCAAGTTCTGTATTACCTACTTGTTCTATTAACATCATATCGTAAGAAATCAATTCTTTTAAATTATTATCAGACATATTCGCAATTATACTATTATCATCATCATTAAAATAATCTAATATTTTATTGGAAACTGTATGTAATATCCCTTGAATTGCATTTTCATTTTCCGTTGTTAATTCTTTACCATTATTTTGAGCATTTAATTTAATATTTAATTTTTCTTGCATGTTATCATAATATTCAATTATTATATTAAGTATATCTATTACATCATTCGTTTCAGATTTTATAGCTTTTATAACATTTTTGTATCTTCTGGAAGTATTGTCTAATACTTGACTTTGTATACGTTTTACATATTCTATTATTTTTTTTTTCTTTGCTAATACATTTATCTTTTTAAATTCTGATTTATTTGATAAACTATCTAATTTATTAAAATCAATATTAGAAACAATACTTTTTAGGGTTTCGCCGTTATCTTTATTTTCTTCTAATTTATTAATAAAATTTTTATAATATTCTATAATTTCATCCGTTTCATCATCGCCACCAGTTTGTTCTTTTTCTCCAAATGTATTTTTATTAATAAAATAATATAATATCAAAAATAAATTGTTACTTACGTCCAAATTATTATCAATATCTATAACATAAATTATCATCATGATTTCAATATATTTACTTTCAAATAAATCATAAGGGTCTATTGTAGGATTATTATTATATAAATTTAAATAAACATTTTCCATAATAAATAAACAATTATTTACTAAAACATTATTGGCTTCTTCTGTATCTTCATAATAATCATTCATTACTCTATTATTTATTCTCGCGTTAATACCAAATAATATTGATTGGTGATGACTAAAATAATTAGGTGTATCAATAACTTCTATATTATCCATTTTATTATCTATAACGGGAAGAGTGTCAACTTTTGTAGGTTCACTGCCTAATACCATTTCACTAAACTTATCAAAAAATGATGTTTCTGCACGCTCTGCCCTACCACCTGTTTGTTCTTCTAAAGGCTTACATGTAAGGACATATAATTTTAATTGTTGCATAGTATGTCCTAACATTTGTAATAATTTTGCCTTTGACCTGGTTAATGCACCTGTAAAAAAACTATTAATTCGTGTATTTTGAAGACTTTCAAATTGATTATTTTCAAAAAAATCTTTGATTTCTTCATAATCATCTAAATAGGCATAACCATCATCTTCATTATCATCATCATCTTCATTTAAATCAAAATCATCATTAACAGGTTCTTCGCCACCATGTAGTTCAGTTCCACCACTTATACTTGGAAGAAATGAAGGAAATTCTTTTTGAACTGTTAATAAACGATCTCTACATGATATTACATTAAAATCATGAATAAAATCATGTCCAAATAAATTCATTAATATAAATCCTAAAACATGGGTATCTAATTTAATATTAACCGTCATATATATATAAAAACCTAAATTATTATATATTTATGAATAAAAAAAAGACCATAATTAATACGATTGATGAAACTCATCAGTCTATGTTAATAAAATTTCAAGAACATAAAGAAGAAACTATACCGAACCTTATTAATGAAAAAAAACGTTTAAATGCGATTATACCAACATTAAAAAGAGGTCAAGTAAGTGAATATATGGAAATTTGCGACCAAATAAAAAACATTACATCACAAATACAAGAGTTAAAACATGAAAAGAAACGGTATTTATTAGACAATTCTAAATATATTTTTGATTTTTTTGAACAAAAAAAGCAAATATCGGGCAATTCAATAAATGTAAATCAAAATACAGATACCTTAAATAGTTTTTTCAAAATTAAATCTACAAATAATGAATATTCTGATATTAATAATGAAAAATATACACAATCTAAGCAATATTTACAACAATATTGGAGAAATATGAATATAGGAACTCTACAACCACCTGATTATATTATTGATGCAGATAAATGTGAATATTGTAATGAAGGAGAATTAATACCACAAGACGAAGAAGGTGTATTAATATGCAATAATCTTAAATGTTGTAAATTTGTAACTTATATAGTAGATAGTAATAAACCAAGTAACAAAGAACCCCCAAATGAAGTATCTTATACTGCATATATTCGTTTAAATCATTTCAAGGAAATTTTATCCCAATTCCAAGCTAAAGAAACTACCCAAATTCCAGAAGAAGTCATTGAAAATATAAGAGCCCGTATTAAAAAGGAACGTATTACAAATATGAAGGAAATTAACTATGATAAAATGCGTGATATTTTACGAAAATTAAATTATAACAAGTATTTTGAGCATATTCAATACATTAATTCTTTGTTCGGTGTAAAACCGCCCATCATGAATGAAGAATTACATGAAACCTTATGTGTATTGTTTATTGAAATCCAAAAGCCTTGGGCAGTGCATTGCCCTCCTAACCGAACAAATTTCTTCAATTACACATATACGCTTTACCAATTATGTGTATTATTAGACCAAACCCAATATTTACCTTATATTCCTATGATGAAAGACCGTGAAAAACAATTAGAACAAGATATGATATGGAAAAAGGTATGTGAAGATTTAGACTGGGAATATTTCCCTACTGTTTAAATTATATTCATAATAATAAAATATAATTTAATTACGCATCTAATGTAATCTAAATACAGTATAAATTACTAATAATGTGGTTTGGACAACTAATCCAGATACCCCATCTGTATACATACTTCTCGCAACTCCCAATTTATCATAGTAATGCTTTTCTAAATGAGGAAATAATTTACTCCCTTTCATTACAAAACCATATAATGCACTAATTATAAATGTTATTATCATAAACTTCAATACATAAACTATATCAAAAATATTCTTTGGAAAAGACATTAATGATAAAATAAATGGTTGCGTAGTAGCACCTACAAATCCAGCAATAAGAGCCGCTGCTAACAAGGTATGATGTTGAAAATATGGTATTAAATCTTCCACAAAATCCATTTGAAAAAATTTTGGTAGCTTATCATAATTAAGCGACATAAAACGCAATGCTACGTCCCAAAGAGAAGTTACAACAAAGGTTAAAATAATTAATAAATAATAATCCATATATATATATATATTATTATAAGATAATTACATTATTGAAACATAGTTGAAAGTAACATTAATGAACCAGTTGCTGTTAAATTTTTCATAAAAGCATAATATTGGCTTTTGTTGGAAGGAAAATGATATATTAAAGTTGCTAAAACAGTAAACAGTGCTAATCCTATACTAGAATAATATGCATATTCTGTATATGTATTTGTATATAAAGAATACATTATCATAACGGGTGCGAATATTTCTAATAAAACAACACCAAATATTGTTAAATAATAGAAATAATCAGGTAAATTTTTTAAGAAAAACATATTTTGAAACCCTTTAACTGTTGATGAAAAATTATTAGCTTTATTAATACCTGCTAAAAAATACATTAATAAAATTAAAAATGCGTAAAAGAAAACGTCCATAATATATATTTTAAACACATATATTCATAAGTGAATTCTATCAAATTATATTCATAAGAATAAAAATATAATTTAATTAATTAATTTATGCAGCAAATTTCAAACCACCGACTAAAGAACTACCTAATGTGAAACCAGCACCGGTTCTGGTAGAATCACCCATAGCAGGAATGAAAACATCAAGGATGCTGAAAACAGCAGCAGCAGTTAAAGCAATAATCATCACTTCTTCAACCGATAAAGGTTTCTTGGGGATTAACATAGCGCAAATACCAACTGCTAACCCTTCAATTAAGTACTTAATAGCACGTTTTACTAATTCGTTAAGATCGAAAAGTCCGTCCATCGTATATACTATATATCATATTTTTTTTCTAAATTATATAGAATTAGTTATTAATATAAAAATTACTTAAATAATAGAACGATACAATAGTATATGTCTACCTTTGAAAAAAAGAATTTAGAAAACGGACAAAAGAATCCTAAATATATTGATTTATGCGATGAAGACCAAGCAATTGCTGGTCAAAAATTTGCATGCTTATCATTTGTATCTCCCGAAAAAATTTTAAAAAAACGTGAGGTTTATTTGTTTGACCAATTCATTAAACGTTGGGATTTTTCTAAATCTATGGAACGTTATTTTGAATTCATTCATTTTATCGCATATAAATATTCATTAAAGGCTGATACTCTTATCGGCGATTTTAATGAATTTGTTAAAGAAGAATCGAGCAAACTACAAAAAAGTGGTATTGAAGATGATTATAAAAATTTTATGGATAAAGAAGAAGATAAATTAAGTGAAAAATTTAATAAGGAACATGCTTTCCAAACTTCTGTTCGTGGACTAAAGATTAGAGGTGTTTACGGTACACAAGACGAGGCTGAAAATAAAAGTAAGCAATTGCGTGAACAAGACCCTAGCCACGATATTTTTGTTGGTCCAGTTGGTACATGGTTACCATGGGACCCGGATGCTTATAAAACCGGACGTGTTGAACATATGGAAGAAGAACTAAATGCTCTTCACCAAGAAAAGTTGAAAAATGAAGAACTCGCAAAGAAAGAGTTTGAAGAACGTGTTCGCGAAACTAAGAAGCAAGCTATTCGTGAAAATATAGAAAAGGCACAAAAGAGTGGTAATGTATTAACACAATCTATTGATGACGAAGGTAACTTATCGGGAGTAACCGAAAATGTTGATTTTGATAGCAGAGAAGAGACTACACCAGAAGCTACTCAATTACGTAATGAAGAATTTATGAAACAAATACTAAACGATAAGGATAAAGAAAAGTCGGAATAAGTATATTATTAAACCTATATAAATATGTATATCATTATTTATATAGATGTCTACTTTCAAACTATTATACCATACACCTTTAATTGATAAAAATGATAATATCGATTATGTAAATATTGTTAATAATAATAATACATTTATTCACAATAAAATGAATAAGAATACCCCATTTTTAAATTATACTTCTGGATTGTTTATTAACATGAACCATTATAGTAAGTTTGAAATATTAAAAATGTTTTTATTTAATCCTTTTTTTAGTAATGAAAATAAAGAAATGTTTATTAATTACTTTTGTAAAATTCAAAAACAATATCATTCCCTAAGTTATCTAGCCTATCGTTATAAATTTAAAACCGCAAAGGTAGCAAATGATAAAGACCTGTGTTATAACAATATTAGTAAAAAACAACCTAGAATATTATCACTTTATGTAAAAAACACAAAATATTTATTTTCAATTTCTGACTTAAAAAATATTATTAACACTTCATTATATAATTGTGATATGATGTTTTCTTTACCATTATCAATAAAGAATCCATATGATAATTCACCTTTTTCTAAAGCCAATTTATATAATATCTATTTTTTCTTTAAACATAATGATATTGTGATACCTACCATTTATCATCTATATTTTATGACTAATTTTCATATGAGTAAATTTCAATCTGATAATGAAGTCGGTATACGTAATTATTTAATTGATAATTATTTAAGATTGAATACAAAATATGATGTTGTTAGAGAGATTAAAAAGATGCTAACCGAATTTAATGTTAAATTACCTAAATATAAAATTCTACTTAATAACAAACTACCAGAAGATTTAATCTATAATTCATTTAAACACCACGTTCAACTTTATTATAAATATCGTCACACGTTAGATTTAAGTATTCAAGAAAATGCAAATTACGAATGGATTGAATCTTTAAAACAGTTTAAACATTTTAACCCGGTTTTTGGAAGAAGAATGCTTAAATTGAATAAAGAAACAAAAAAAACATCAGAATATTTTAAAGATGCAGTTATTCCAAATACAAGTAATTGGTTTAATAATGATATGAATAGTCATTTAGACCATACATATCATTTAAATAATGAAAATGAGAATGAAGAAGAGGAATATGAGACATTTGAAAATGAAAATACACCACAACATACTCATTTTACTAATATTAATTATGAAATGATACATAGTATTATACATTATACAAGCGATAACGAACTAATGAATAATCTATTAATTCAAATACCCAATAGAAGTCCTTCTTATGATAATACAGAGATTGATACAGAGACAGATAGCGATGAACTATTTCAACCTATTGTAACACGAACACAATTTATTGATTGTTTTTCTGATGATGATATATCTGATATTGATAGTGTTTCATAATCTATTTACCATTTACTTTTCTTTACATTAATGGCTGGACCTTGTCGTTTTTTTCCCTTTGATGGGTCATATGCTTCATCTTCGTCATCTGACCCCATATTTTTAGATATTTCCCAAAATTCTTTTGAACCTAACCTAAATGCTGGATGATTTTCTGCTTTATACCATGCAATTTGGTCATGTAATTTGTTTGATTTTGAATTATTATTAATAACCAAACATTCATAATTTTCAGTAGTTTGATCCATTACGGCACAAAATGATTCTAACGTTGGAAACATACTTGCATAATTTTCCCAAATACGTTTTCTATTTGTTAAATAAGGTTCTCTTAAAAGGAATACGTAATCAATGTTAGTTCTTAAATTTGGAGGGATACCCAAAGGATATTGCATCGTAATAATTAACATAATTTTCCAATGACGACCATTCATAAATAATAATCTCATTAATTTATCTCGAGACCACGATTGGTCATATAAACAATCATCTAGGATTACAAACGTTCGTGGGTCTATATTGCATCTTTTATATACTTCTAATTCTTTCTTCATTTGTTTCAATACCGTTTTTTGTCGTCGCAGAATATTCTCAATTAATACTGTATTGTATTCTTCATGAATAAATAATTTAGGGACATGTTCTGCATAAAATCCATTACCAGCTTCTGTCCCCGATATAACTGTTCCTATGGGAACATCTTGATGATAATATAATAAATCACGAACCAAAAAAGATTTACCAGTATCACGTCTTCCTATCATAACAATCACTGGACCTTTATTCTCATTCGGTTTAAATGTAATATCACGCATATTGAATTTTCTTAATTCTAAAGTCATTATAATATATTATTTAGATTAATATATGATATCTTAAACGTAGTGATAATATAAGATTAGTTTAAAAAACAATTTTAATAAATATATATTTGTTATATTAACATAAGTATGAGCGATTCTTCTAAATTTCAAATACATTATTATAAAAATAATATGATTGACCATATTTACAATGAACAAAATTATCAATTTAGCCCAGAAGATTTAGAATATAATTATAATCCTTTTGATATTTCTAATATTCAAATGTATAATCCATTATATAAATTATTTTTTACATTAAACAATAATAATTATAATAAAATTACATTGAACCATAAATATCACATAACTAACAAAGATACTATTAAAAATATGAATACAAATGAAATTATAACTCGACCCATTTTTATAAAAAATTCACCGCTCATTGACCCTATGAAATTTTTAATAGGTAAATATGAAAATAACACTTCTATCTTAAATTTACCTGCATTACAATCTGATAGTCATGCTAAATTATTAGATACAAACAATGTTTCTTATGTTGATAACTTTTTTTATTATTTAACAAGTCAATTATTAAATCATCATGGTTTTATCAATGGATTAGATTATTATGGTTCCTATTTAGGAATTCAAAAGGTATTTAAATATGATATTTCTGATGAAATTGATTATTATGAAGATTCAACTTTTTTTAGTAATAATATAAATACACTTTTTTCTATTTCAAATAATGAAAAATCATATTCTACAGGAACATATAAGAAAAAAGAAAAATTAAATTTAGCTCATGATTACAAACATAATATTACATGTATTTCACTACCCGATTTAAATAATCAATCCACTAATTCCAATATTCAAGATATTAATGACCTGTTAGTTTACAATAAAAATAGTTCAAAAAAATCATCTACAACAAATTCAATAAAATCCAATTTGTCGTCTGATACTTGCAATAATAGTGAAGAAAATTACAGTTCTAACGATGAAATTGACTCTAATGATGAATGGGAAACGGATAGCAATATTTCAAACAATTCAAATTCATTATGTTCTTCAAGCGATTCATATGCATATATACATAATTATCCAGTTCAATTTATATGCCTTGAAAAATGTAATGGAACCATTGATGATTTATTTGAACACAAATTACTTGATGATAATAAATCATCTTCTGCTTTATTTCAAGTAATTATGTGTTTACTTTGTTTTCAAAATATCTTTCAATTTACTCATAATGATTTGCATACTAATAATATTATGTATATTCATACAGATATTGAATATTTATTTTATAAATATAAAAATACAGTATATCGAGTTCCTACCTATAACAAAATATTTAAAATAATTGATTTTGGAAGAAGTATATACAAATATAATAATTTCACTTTCTGCAGTGATAGTTTTTCCAAAGATGGCGATGCGAATACACAATATAATTGTGAACCTTATTTTAATTCAAATAAACCTCGATTAGAACCTAATTATAGTTTTGATTTATGTCGTCTAGGCTGTTCTATTTATGACTTTATAGACGATATTGAAGACGAGTCTTTTTCAGAATTAAAAAAAACGATTGAACGATGGTGTACTGACGATAATAACAAAAACATATTATACAAAAAAAATGGAGAAGAAAGATATCCAAACTTTAAATTATATAAAATGATTGCACGAACTGTTCATAATCATACACCAGTAAATCAATTAAATTATGATTTTTTTAATCAATATGAATGGAAAGAAGAAGTAACTGATAATATAATTGACTTGGATAAGATTCCCATTTATGTGTAAAAAATTGAAACTTATAATATTATTATAACAATAATAATACTATAATAACAACTATGGCCGACGTAATTATTCCTACCACTTTCCGTTCAATTATTGTTTTATATATGGCTCGTAGTATATTTAAACCAATTAATATTGTCCATCCTATTTAATTTATAAAAAAATGAATTTAATATTATTGTTTTTCATAATATTAAAATAGTAATTAATATGAATAGAGTTATGAAACAAATTATTGAATATATTGTAACTGGTATAGTAATAGTACTTATTACTACAGTACACTTATATAATTTTAATCCATTCCCATATATGCAACCTAATTATAATTATTTACCAATTTATACAACACCATTATACGAAAATGTTATGGTTTATAATACGAGTAAAACTTGTATAACTACTTGGAAACCTATACTTATAAATCAAAATACAGAATTATATAACTACATTAAATAAAATCAAAAATATTCTTCTTTAAATTGGCAAGGGACCATTATTCGTATTCCCAAATCCTTTGCTTTTTTTATTTTATTGGAACTATCATCTAATTCTTTCACAATTAATGCAAATGTATTTTTATTCACATTATCATCTAAAAATCCTCCATTTTCTTTTAATTTTTCTATTATTTCTTTATCACGAATTTTAGTCATTACTATATGTTTATCGTGCAATATATGTTTTTCTTTATTTTCTTCATTTTCTGTACTATTCGTTCGACTACGTGTTTGTATTTTTTCTTCTTTTAAAATATTTGTATTTAATTTGTATTCCAACTCTGCTTCTTTTAAAAACTCCAGAAATCGCGGTATATTTATCACAAAACTTTTCGCATTTTCAATACCTATTCCATTCACTTCTTGTAACATCTTTATCTTTTTATCATTACTTTCTGTTGTAGTTAATATATTTGGATATGCTTCTATAATTGGTTTCATTTTTCGTTCACCTAATCCACGACCTAACATATTTGATGCTACCATAATATCTAATAAACTGGCTTCTTTTACTTTGGTTTGAATACTGGTATATACTTTTTCAATCATTTTACTTTTAAAACCTTCTATTTTTTCAAAATCCTCTTTCGACATTTTTAATATACCAGATATACTTTTATATCCAGCTTTCATAAAACGTTTCACATTTCCACTGGATAATCCATCTACTTTTAAGCTTGTAAAGAAAGCCGTTATATTTTTTTCTTTTACAACATCATTTTCATCAATATTATTTACTATAATATCGACTTCTGTATCTGTCCAATGATATTCTTCATTAGGCATTTTTGCTTTCTCTGCAGATTGTATTACTGATTGTATAAATGGAATTACATCACCACTGCGAATAATTTGAATAATCGCACCAATACCAATTTGATTACTTTCTATGAATTTTGCATTAAACCCGGTTGCATATTGAATAGTTACACCACCTAATTTTACTGGTTCTATTTGTACCTTTGGTTTTAAATATCCATTTTTACTAGCTTGCCATATTACATCAACTACTTTTGCTTCTGCTACTTGATCCGATATTACCATTTTAAATGCAAATGCATGGTCTGGATTTCCACTTTTTCGTTTATATATTTTATCATCGCTTACAATTATTCCGTCCATTTCATATTCATAATTAGTTCTCCAATCAATTAATATATCCGATAGTTTTTCGTTTGTTAATGCATTATCGTCTTGATGTAATACTGTTTTAAAACCTAATTCTTCTATTTTGTTCATTTGACGAGTTGGAATTATCTCTGGTTGAATCACTTCGTAAACAACAAAGTCGAGGTCTTTTGTTTTTTCATCTATTTTTTTACTATTTATAATTCCCGATACTAAATTTCGAGCATTTGCGAATGTTTTTAAATATTTATCTTCAAACACTTTTTTAGGTATAATAAATTCACCTCTAACTACTATGTCTTTTTCTTTTGGTAATTTTAATACAGATAATAAATAAGATATATCTTGTCCTACTTTTCCATTACCACGAGTATATAATTTTGGTTTACTTCCTTCTGTTGTATATAATCCACTTACACCATCCAATTTACTTGAAATTACATATGGACCACTATACTTTTTTGTCCAATTCTGTAATGCATTAGAATCTGGTTTTATTTTATCCATTGAAGGCATTTCATACGGCAATTCTACTTTATTTTTCAACACTTCTGCACCAATATTTTCTAATATTTCATTTTCCGGGTATTTTCTCTCCATATATTCTTTTATTATATCAAATTCATTATCCGTAATTAATGGTTTTTTTGTATTATAATATGCAGTATTTGCATAACGTATGATATTCTCCAGATAAGTTTCATTCAATGTTTCCAAATAACTCATACCATCGGTTTTAAAATTTGTTATTTGCTTCTTAATATCTGAATCGTTATTAATTTTACGTGTTTTTACCATCTCTTTACCTTTACCTTTACTATTACTTTTTATTATAATTTGAGGTTTATTTCCAAATTTCTGCTTTTTGGTCTTTTTTTTTGGAACTTTTGTTTGTTCTTTTTTTGTTTTCTTTTTTTCCTTTTTTATCATTTTTTGAATACTATCTAATTCAGACTTATCTGAAATGTCCATCTATATAGTATCGCAATATTATATAGATATTATTATAACTAGAACTCTGGGTCACCCGTAAATACTTGTGTTCCTTTTAAATCTAATGATTTGTTTTCAGTTATTACATTTACAAAATCTGTAACAGTTCCTTGACCACGTAAATAAACAAATACACCTACAAATGATGTTATAAATACAATAAGTGAATCACGAACTAAATGCTTTAATGGTTTCCATTCTTTATCAATATACTTCATTTCTAATAATTTGCAGATACAAAACAACAAGGTGATTAAACCGGCTAATGCTAAAGTTTTTTCCATAATATAATTTTTATTACATTATATTATGAATATTATTACGAATATATTACCCTAATACTTCTACATCATTTAATATGATATCATCGCTGTCTGGTGCTTTATAACTATCTAATACATCAAATCCTGTTAAATCTATATTATCATTATGGATTTGTATTCTTTCGTTATCTGAATCATCATCATAATCATTGCTTGTTTCTTCTTCTAATTTACGTATCGCATTTGAACTACTCATTTGTTCTAAACGTTCAATCGACTTTGGTGCTTCTATTTTATTCACACTGTCTTCTTCGTCTAACACTGTATCAATATCATTAAACGATAATTTTGTGACTACCTGTTGAGAATCAATATCTGATATCGTAGGAACCACATAAGAGTCGGTTTCTTCAATATTATTCGATATGTTTTCAGTATCTTGTATTTCACTGCCTCCTAATTTTTCTTCCACTTCTCTTCTTACTTCTTCTTCCATATCATCTTCAATATTTTCAATAATTACTTCTTCTTCTTGTTCTACACTTTCGTCCATATAAGCACGGATAATAGCTTCTGTAGGAATACTTTCACGAATAGCTATTAAAATACACTCTTGAATAATCATTTCTAATTCACGATTGTGTTTTTGAACCATTAATGGTGATATATTCTTTTCAAATAAATAAATATTACTATATATCTTTCGTGCAGTATGAATATATACTTTATGAATAAAGTCGTCTAACTTAGGAGTTGAAATATCAATCTTCTTTTGTTTATTTCCAACACGAATACACGTTAATACTTTTAATTGAATTATATGTACACAAGTTATTAAATCTTCTAAATAATTACAACCACTTCTTTCTATTATTCGTTTTCTCTCTTCTTCTATAATTGTATTATTCCATTTGGGAATACGAGACAACAAATTTTGAAAAGTCATTAAATATTTATTCATTTCATCATTTGCTGTGCATAGTTTCCACGATTCATTGAAGATAGAACGTAGTCCACCTATCACTAAAGGTGTTAGTATTGATACCAAACGAGTACACCATTCGTTTCTTGACTCATGTAGATTTGAAATTACAAAATCATCCATATTATATTGTTGCTATACATTTTAAGTCCTTTTCTGAACGTAAATATAAAAAATCAAAAATATATAAAATCAATATTTTTTCACAACGATATTCCGACCGTATTTTTTCATATATAATACACGCTTGTGCTATATCATTATCATCTAATTTTGATTTTTGTTTTAACCAGTTTATTACATCTAGACAAGAATATCCTTCTTCGTATATTTCCTCTGCAAAACGAGATAATGTAATATGGTCTTTTATTTGTATTGCATTCATTTTTTTATGTATCCATATATCTGATTTATTTTTTATATCCAAATTATAATGAAAATTTTTGGAATAGGCATGTAAATTCATTATCTTATCACTAGTTATATAATCGGGAATGTATATTTCACAAAAACGAGATACTATAGGATTTAATATTTTATCTTTATTCTCAACTATCATAAAAAAACGGGTATTATAACTAAATAACTCTATACAACGTCTCAATGCTGATTGAGCATCTATAGTTAAGTATGATGCATTTAATAATACTATGGTTTTAAAATTAATACCACTACTCGCATTTATATTCGCCTTTGCGAAAAATTTCAATTCTTCTCTTATGAATTTAATTCCTTTTCCATGAGCACAATTTACAAACATCACATTTGTGCGTATTTTATTGTTATCATCACCGTATATTTTTTTTATAAAATTATTTACAACTCTTCGTTTTCCACTTCCTGATTTACCATAAAAGATCAGGTTGGGAACTTTTCCATTTGTTATAAAACAGTCTAATTTATCATAAATTGATTTATGAATAGCTAATTCTTCCTTTTTATTAAGTTCTTTTGTTTGGTCTTCTTTTATAAACATATTTTGCATTGTATTAATAATAAATATAGTGTTATGTTTATATTTATTATTCTGTTTTTATTATTTTTAATTCTTTTGTAAACATAAATCTTTCATGGTACATTGTCTTTCTATCTATATTACATTTTAAACAACTTATTTCTAAATTACCTTTGTTATGACCATAATTATTGTCTAATCTTTCCAATGTCCATTGTCTTGGTTCACGTAATTTTTCATATAACAACAATACATTATTTTTACAATAGTAACAAGACATTTTAGATGTATTTAATAATTCCATTACTGTTTCTAAATCTACAAATTGTTCTTTATCGTATAATTTTTTGGTTTTATCTTGACTGCGATAACCAGTTATTTTCTTTTTAATTTCTTTATTAATTAACTCTCTTTTTGGTTTTGATAGTTCTTCTAATTTTTCTATATATTCATATTGATTTTCTGTATCAATATCGTCCTTTATTTCTTTCCATTCTTTTTTCTCGGTTATTACTCGTTTTTCACTATCTGATATTTTAATAATCTTCAACATATACTATACTTCTTCTATATTTTGTTTAGTTTTATCGCATTCTTCTGAATTATTATCTAACGTAAAATCATTTTCATTTTTTACAAATCCTAATATATTAAATTTATTCCATAAAGATACATGAGGTGTGGTGGGTAATACTTCACTTTTGGGACTTTCGGGTATTTCATTATCTACATCTGATATATCTAAGCCATCATGGGTACTATCGCTTGTATTATGTATACTTGAAATCGGTTGTAATGTTAAATCATTCAAAGAACCTAATCTATCTGGTATTATGGTTGGAGTTTCTACTTCTGTATGTTGTATACTTCTACGATGAGGTCTTTCTTTTATTTTTATATTATTTTCATTGTCTGATTCATCACTTGAATAACTGTAACTACTATTTGACCCATTATAATAATTTTTATATGTATCTAACTTATTATCTGATAAATTTGGTGTTATATGTGTTATTCCATAAAATTCATCGGGATAATATAAGTTTCTATCTATATCTTGTTCCACATTTTTTATTTTATCAAAATCAGATTTATTCGGCTTATGATTATAGACATAATTATAATTATTTAATGCATTGTGTTTCTTTGTTATATCGCGACTATTATAACTTATATAATCACGCATTCCTAATTCTGTTTCTATTCTCATATTATTCAATATATCACGATTAATAGTTTCGACTGTCTGATTCGTTTTATACGATTCTACTGCCTTCTTTTTATCATCCTTTTTTATTAAATTTAATTGTTCACGTATTTCATTCTTTGAATTCATTAATTCAGATATTTTTACTTGAGTTTCATCGTTCATCGATATTTTCTTATATTTTTTCAACCTATGTTGGTCGTTAATTAATTCTTTTATTCTACTATCTATTTTATTTAATTCATTATTTTTCTGTTCTAGCGTACTTCCTAATATTATTTTTTCTATTTCTTGTTTACTATATAGTTCACGAGCTTTTGTATGAAAACTATTAATAAAAAAATAACGAAAACACGTGTTATTTAAACAACCCACTTCAAATTTATATTTTAATAAATTTTTAAACATTAATGGTTCTACTTTATTGTAAATAGTACTTTGTTCTGCTATTATAAATTCTTGTAATTGCAAACGTAACATTTCTTCCCTGTATTTTAAAACATCTTTCTTTGTTAACAACATATCTATTTGATTATCTATGTTTATTTTTAATTCGGATGAACCATCCTTTTCAAATAAATCCTTTAATTTTAACCATTCTGAATATTCATAATCTATATCTCGCTTATAATAATTAAATTGATGGTCTATCAATATTTGTTGTCTCGCTTTTAATTTATTTATATACATCGCAAATGTTGATAATAAATTCACAATCAATTCCTTTTGCTCATCTAATTTAAAAAAACGCGATATCGCTAAAATTAACGCGACGTATGTAGATAAACTAATAATTACTATAGATACTATATAACTATCTATTGGATATAGTCCATCCACTGTTTGTATAAATGTTATTCCAGTTGAGGCTACTATAATAGATATTTGTATCCAACCAATTTTACTACTTAGTTCGTGGTATTTTAACTCTAATAATATCTTTTTATTTAAATCTGTTTCTAACATTTTTTCATTTACTTCATATTTTTTCTTTTTTTCGCAATTTATATTTCGTTTACATATTTCAAAATATTGCCGCAATCGTTTTAAGGATTTTGTATTATTTTCATCGTCTATTATTAAAGTTGGCGTGTTCGACATTATAATTACATATATTTTATTTTTAACTAACTTTACTGAATAAATGTTATATCTGTATGTTCTCAACTTTGTATTTTAGATTTGTTCCTTGTTTCTAAAAATACGTAACATTACTATTGTTTATTAGTAATTGATTTATCATTTGAATCAGGTGAGAACCTAATTATAAAAAATTGAATATTTATTGATAAATATAATATAATTAAACTACAATCATGCACACTCATTTTACATGTGGTGCTGTTAACAAAGAAACTACTCGTTATGAGTATCCCTCATTTGCTGATAAAAAAAATAATTATGCATGTCCTTATTGTAAACACGACGTAATCTTACGACAAGGTGAAATCCGAGTTCATCATTTCGCACATAAATCAGAAAACAATTCGTGTTCATATTATACTAATCCTACATCTAAGCATTTAATTAGTGATGCGAAATTAATTATTGAAAGCTGTTTTAAAAAGAATATCCCTATCAATATTACACAAAAATGTTCATATACGCGTAATTATTACGATACTTGTAAAAAAACGATGACTACTACTTTAGTATCTAATGAAAATATTTCTATTGTATTAGACCATGAATTTACTTACAATGATTACGATAATATTAGTGATATTGCTATTATTGATAATGCTACAAAACAAATGATATACACGTTGGAATGTTATTCCGATAAAACGTACAGTAGTGCTATTGAATCATCTGTATTATTTTCCCGAATATTTAATCGTTCTGGACCATGTTTTAAAATCAATGCTGATGAAATTATTTCCAAATATAATTCTGATATAAGTGAATTAAATATACAATGTTCTCAAAATTGCATGTTATGCGATCCTTGTAAAAAATTATATAAAATCGAAGAAGAAAAAAATAAGATAAATGATGATAAACGTAAATTAATGAGACAGCGATTACAACAACTGCGTGAACGCCGTAAAAAATAAATAAAATTTAGAAAGGCTATAAAATATATATTTTATTTGTATAATTGTATTTTTTTTATTGTTGGGTCAACATATGTCTCTTCTTTCAATTCAAACGATGAAAATACATTTTCATCCACTTTATTTTTTTTTTCTATTTTATACTCTTTTTCCGGTATATTATCATAAAATGTTTTTACTTCTTTATTCGCACGTATTCTTGATGGATTAAACGCAGATAAATATAATCCATCTAATGATTGAACCCGAGATAAAGCAACATACGTTTGGCCGCATTCAAATATTTGACTACCTACATCTATATTCGCCATTGATAATGTGGTTCCTTGGATTTTATGTATAGTTAACGCCCAAGCCAAACATAGTGGTATTTGACCGACCGCAATACATGGATATTCTTCTGATTGAACAAAATGTACGTCTAATACCCTTTTAATTCCATTTACAAACATTACTTCTGGTAGTATACCTGTTTCTGTTTCTACAATATCACTTATTACACCCTGTGAACCATTACATATACCATTATCAATATCTAAATTAACTGTACACATTACATTCGCACCTTTTTTTAAGTGCAACATTTCGGGATAAGATGAAGTACTTATTAGTTTTTGAATTTCAAACTCAATCATTGTTTCTGGTAAATTTGCACATTTTTCTAAATCAGCTTTAGATAACGGCTTATTTGATTCTATATATGTTTTACACTCGTATTTTTTTTCACAATTAAATGTATATTTTTCATCATCTAATTTTGAAAACATTAAATTATTTAAATAATCAGTCTTCGCGCGGGTTGGGAATAATTTCGTTGGTATACAACCATTATATTTGGTTTCATCAAATTCTCTGTTTAAATATTTTTTCAATATTGAAATATTTTGTTCACTTAAACGGGCTTCTCTTATTTCTAATAATATGCTTTTATATATTGGGTCTGTTTGTCTAAAAATCGTTTTTAAAATAACTATATTATCTGGCTGAAACATTTTCGTCCATACTTTACTATTAAAACAAAACTGTTCTGTATCTGGTTCACCCATAGTACCTACAGGAGGTAATTGATAAAAATCACCTAATAATACTAATTGAATACCGCCAAAAGGTTCTCTATTATATCTTACTGTTTGTGCTATTTCATTCAATACATTCAATATTTTTACAGACATCATACTTATTTCATCAATTATTAATATTTTTATATTTTTCCAATTGGCTTTATTTCGTTTATTTCTCACTACATTTTCCACGATTTGT